ACCTTATTGACACAGGTACTTATATCACCGGTACTCCTACTCCTCTTGATACCTCTGGAGACGGCTTCATCTCTCACGATGAGTACTATGCAGGCAATATCAATCCTTTTGCTCTCTATGCCTTCTTTGGGCAACAAGAGATGGATCTCGCTACTCTGTCAGACGCTTCTTTCGGTTATGACTACACTTCTTCGAATATGGCCCTAGAGAACGTTGGAACTGCAATTCTGCCCATGTCTTCAACACTTATTGCTGCGGATGATACCTTAGAGAATAAAGTAGCAACTCTGTACTTTGATGTTGATGTTGCTCTTGGCGAGTGGACTTTGACGAATAAGTTATTCTACGAAAGCTATGAGAACCTGAATGAGAATGCTTATGGCTTCTCTCAGTTTCATGATGCATCGGTAGTAGAGGATCAGTTAATTCTGTCCCGTGTCTTTGATGGCTCATCAATGACGACTTCAGTGCAGATCTCTCCTTCGATTCGACGAACTGAGTTTACTCATGGAGATGACTACTATAACGAGTACTTTAGCCGACGTGACTTGACGGGGCCTTCAACGGCTCTTGATAGAAGACTACTCGCAACTCGAAGTGGTAGCGACTATAGCGAATATTATGTTGGGGATTATACTGACCTGGGTTTCGGGGTAATGGTAGACTTTGCACATGCTTCGGGACTGTCGCTTCTTCTAGGTGCACGTTATGACGTAATTGATATGACAAGTACAACTCCTGAAGGCTTCACACAGTCAGACTCAGCTTTCACATCCTCAGAGGGTGGAGTGGACGTTGCGGTAAATACTGCTTCAGATGAACCTAGTGGTGTATCGTGGTCAGGTTCGTTAAGCTGGGCAACTCCAATCGGTCTCGTACCTTATGTAACAATGTCAGAGCAGAGCACTGTCATTGCGGGTCAGGGAGCGGAAGTACAAGTCGGTAACGTATTTACAGGCAATGCCTTCGGTTCATCAGAGCTGATGGAATACGGGGTGAAAGGAAGTCTTCTAGACGATCGTTTGTACTTCGCGTTGTCTTCCTATGAAATGGAACGCACAGACTTCAATGCACAGTCAATCACTGTAAACCAGGCTGTGAAGACAGATGGTACAGAGTTTGAGTTGCGTTGGGCTGTAACGGACAAGTTCTTGATGACGATGGGCTATAGCAACATGCAAGCACTGATGTTGGCAACCATCGCGGCTGGGAATGAGTTCTCGTTTCTAGGTCAAGCGGATTTGCCTTTAATCGACCCAACTCTATTGTGGGGTGGTCAAGTTGGTGGTTTGATTGATGTTGGTCCTTCGAAAGGCGTTCGAGCTGGTATGCCCGAAACCATCATGTCTGTGACAGGCACTTACGACTTTGGTGACGGCTTCGCTGTCAGCGGTAGCGTAGTTGACGTAGACGCGGTTGCATCCGGTCAATCTTTCGCAGTTACTCTTCCAGCCTACACCTTAGTGAATCTTAGCATGAGCTATGACGCCGAAGACTGGTCTGTCATTGTTGCAGCGAAGAATGTTACAGATGAGCGTTACTTCCGAGCAAACTTCCCAGACCTATTTGGTACTACGGTTGTTCTACCAGAACTGCCGCGACATTATCAGGCGAAACTATCCTATCGTTTCTAATGACAAAGGGGCTTCGGCCCCTTTTTTAATTCTTAAAGAAATCTTTATAAAACCTTAACAAAACTATGTTATAATATTCCCTGTGAAAAAGTTCACAAAGCCTCTGGAGATATAACATGAAGAAGAATTGGAAAGAAACACTTGTGGCCCTCGTATTTATAGGATCAGTATTTATGTTTTTAAGTTTAGACATTAAAGCTGCACCTTATGTTGAGTACAAGAATGAGTACGAGCTGAAAGAGTGGAGCCATACAAAGACTACTAATCACTTACGTCTAGGATATAAGGCAAAAAATAATTTTTATTTTGAAATTGGGCCCATGACGAAGGGCCATAGTTATGAAGCCGGATACAAGTTCAAGTTCGATGGTGTAACCGTTAAAGGAAAACTAGAGACTAAAGATACTGGCTCTGCCAAGACTAAGGTTGAAACTGAAGTTCGCTATACCTTCTGAAAAAAATATCTTGACATTTTTGTTCTATGTTAGTATAATTGGTCTTTAGAAGGAGAATACATGTATTATACAGTACCTAATTCAGAATGGAAATTTAATTATGTTACAGAAGATGACAGACCCTGGCTTACTAGGGTGTTGGAAGGGGACGAGTACACACCCGACCAGGCAATTGAGTTAGGGTTAGATACTAGAGTTCCTGCCCCCTCTGAGCCTCCTTATCCTTCCTTTTTTGTGTCGAGAATATATTCAAAAAATGATGTCCCTATATTATGGATGTTGTCAAAGGTAGAGTCTAATACGCACTGTTTCACATCTATAGTAACTGACCCTAATTTTCGTGGGCAAGGCTTAACTCACGAAATGATTCAAGCTGGTTTAAAAAATAAATCTACTTTACAAAACTGGGAACCTGAAAGTATGTTATGGCTAGTAGATAAGAAAAAGTGGACGATTCATCCCGCTCACTATAACCATGTAAATATTGAGGCGAATGTAATTAAGGGAAGCAATTATTCCCCCGAAGACTGGGGCATGCATAGAGTTACAAGAAGATGACAGTATATTCTAAAACTCTAACTCTAGTTATCGGAGGAACTACTGTAACTCAAAATGTTGTTACGGGAGACACTATTAGTCTTACTATTAATGGCGGTGGTTCTACTTGGACGAGAACTGGTGTAACTAATTGTACAACTTCTGCAACTACAGGGTCTGCTGGCGCCACAATTACAGTTACTCCTTCTGGGAGTACTTCATACTCCGCATCCTTTCAGTCTGTCGTAGGTTCTGGTAAATCAAGTACAGTTTATTTTGGAACCCTCTCTGGAAATTTCGTTGCTGTACCAGATGACCCTACCCCAGAAAATTATACAAATTTAGGGGGTAATGTAACAAATGCTGCTACAGATTCTTTTTATTATGCAACTTTTAGTACGAGCACTCCAGGAACTACAGCAAATGGGACAGGATTAAGCCTTTCAGGAGTTATTAATGTTACTGTCAATGTCCAAGCGAACTCGGGAGAGTTTAGGACTGCTGCAAACTCAACTTGGAAAACCACAGGTACAGCAACTAGTTCAGATACTATATATTTTAGAGCTAGGACTAGCTCTTTAGCAGCTACTACAAGAACTCACTCACTTGGTATAGGTACAAATAATCGTTCGTTTAGCACTACCACTTCAGGCTCTGGAAGCGGGGCTACTGGGTATGGTTTTAAAGTTTTTAATTCTAGTGGACAAACAATAGTAGATTCAGATGTTGACAGACAGACAACTGCTATAGTAACAGGAACGGTTAATGTTACGGGAAATGGGGGACAGTCTGTGTCTATTTCATGTGCAGGTATGAATATATACAATCAAGAAATTATTGATGTTTTATACCTTGATTACCCCGATCCTACCCCCACTAACCCTTTTGGTGGAGTTACCACTATAAGAGAAAATGGTAGTTTTAAAGTAAAGCTTACTTCAGGATCTACAGGTGTTTCCTATACTGTAAAGTATGCGGCTTTGAGGTATTAATTTATGGCATATGGATTGCAAGTTTATAATACAAACGGAAATGTTTTAATAAACACCGAGGATCAGACTCAAATGCAGGTGAAGTCCACTTTTACACTATCTGCTAGCTCTAGTTTTAGTAGGGCTGGAGATTTTATTGCTTTTAATAGAACATCCGCAGGGTCCACTAAATTAAACCATGATTTTAATCAATCAGGTTCAGTTACTTTGAACTGTGTAAGAATACGTCCAGTTGATGAAGATACTCCTCCGGCTTCTGGAAGTCACGGTATTAAAATATTTGATGCGGGAGGAACAAATACAGTTACTTTCTCTGATGGTTATACTAAAGCTTTTAGTATCCTAAGTATTATTCCACCAGGAGTTTTATCAGATGAAGATGTTATTTACTCTGGAAGTTTAACTAACGTCTATGTTGGCACTGTAGTTCTTCCTATATACAATCAAAATGGCAGTACTCCTTTTGTACTGAATAACTATGAATGGACTAGTAATTCTATAAAATTTATTAACTATTTTTATTTTAACAATGTCAGAACAAGTCTTTACCAGATGGGCTCTATATTTGTTTTTAAACTCAGAAACTGATGTTTGAGGTAGTAGAAAATTTTCTTAATACCGAAGAATTCTTGGAGATGCTTACTTATCCTTATAAAACTCGCGTCTCAAACTTTAATGATTCTTTTTATCCTTTTATAAATAAAATTATAGATTATACAAAAAGTTTTTGTGATATTTCAGAAGCAACTACTATTGAAATGTGGAAAAGAGATTTTTTAGAGGGCTACTTATATGACTACGATTGGCATATAGACTACGATCATTATTCCTATGACTTAGGAAATTTAGTTCTGCCTATTGTTTCTATAATATATTATCCAATTATTACAAGTATGACCGGAGGGGAACTAGTATTGTGCACAAAAGAAAAAGAAGTAACATACCCCCCAAAACAAAACTCTTTAGTTATATTTGGCCCAGGAATTTGGCATAAAACAAAAGGTGGGTACTCTACTAGAAGACTATCTTATATGCTTAATATTTATAAAGAAGACTTTATTAAAAACCACAACTATAAAACACTTAGTGATGACGTATTTAATAAACATAAAAACAAAATTTTAGAAGGGACTTTTGTTCCTAATACAGATAGGAGTATGAAAAATGGGTGTAGCCTGGTTAGCCTACGTAGATAGCGAAGGTAACATTAAAAACATAACTGGAGTCTCAGGAGTTATTCCAGAAGACGGAACTACAGTAAATGATCTTACTATTAGATTAATTAGGGATACTGAAATAGAGTCTTTAAATTTTTCTGACCCAGCACAGTTTTTAGATGAAAATTTTTGGAGAGATAATTACTGGGCTTCTAGAGGCCCTAAACCTACTCAGTGGTATGTGTGGGACGGAGATAGTGAGTGGGTTGTAAATACTACTACGTTACTTCAAGAAGTAAGATATCTTAGGCATATAAAACTTTCTTCCTCAGACTGGACTCAAGCAAACGATTCCCCCCTATCAGACGAGAAAAAAGCAGAGTGGCGTACTTATCGCCAATCCCTTCGAGATATAATGGCTAATCTTCCCGCAGACCTGGATGACCCAGAGAATGTTGTCTGGCCAACAGAACCCTCTTAAAAAAATATCTTGACTTTTTGGTCTCAACATAATACAATGAATCCATGAAACTCGTAAAGATGGCACCAGAAAATCTCGAAGTGGCAAATGCATATTTGTCCACGGGGTCTGCGCTCACTGCTGCAGGCAGCCTAGGCGTTACGCCTGACAAAGTTTACGAAGTGTTAGAGAAAAGTGACGTAAAAGACTATATCAACTCGGTTTATTTAGACCAAGGATATCGCAATCGTTTCAGACTCGCAGAGCTACTTGATGAAGTAATCGAAAACAAACTTCAAGAAGCCAGGGACTCTGATCAGTATTCCAGTAAAGACCTAGTTGATATAATTGCACTCGCACATAAAATAACTGTTGACCATACGAAAGAAGCAAAAGCTACTACAAATATTAAACAGCAAAATGTGCAAATCAATTCTCCGTTCGGCGAAGGTAACTATGGAAAGTTAATGGAGAAATTACTTGGAGCCCCAACAGCAGAATGATCTTCTCACAGACTTTCGTACTCACGAAGCAGTCTGTGAAGAGCGGTGGAAAACCATATTTAATGAAGTAAGAAATGCTTCGGAAGACAGCCGTATTCGATACAAAGAAATGCAGCAATCCATCGATAAACTTCATAAACTCGTCTGGACAGTAGGCGGAGCCCTTATCCTCTTTTTAGCAGGATTATTGGCATCAGGAAACGTACTATGATTTTTAAAAAAGGTAATATGTGGAAAGTAGCTGGCTCATCAGCAAAATACGCTACAGAACAAGAAGCACTAAAAGCTGCGGGAATTCACCAAGCAGTAATAAAAGAAGCTCCTGTAGAGAAAACAGAAGAAGCTCCTGTAGAGTGTGAAGAATGTGAATGTGACCCTTGCGAGTGTGATGAAGAATGGAAGTCAGCAGACGAGACATAGTTCTCGATAAAATATTACCCGGTAAGTTTCTAAAAGTACCTATTGAACAATATCTGGAGTTGCTAGGTATAGAGGCAATTCCTTCTCAGGTGGCCTTAATAAATGCTATTAATTCCGATAAGTATCGTTTTATTGTTGGTGCTCTTAGTCGTCGTCAAGGGAAGACGTATATCGGAAATATTATTGCCCAATGCGTCGCCCTCGTTCCAGGATGCCATGTACTTATTGTCAGTCCTAATTACAATCTTTCTAATATCTCCTTCGACCTACAGCGTAATCTTATTAAGCATTTCGACTTAGAAGTAGCACGAGATAACGCGAAAGATCGTGTAATTGAATTAACGAATGGGTCTACTGTTAGACTAGGGTCTGTAAATCAGATTGATTCTGTTGTAGGGAGGAGCTATGACTTTGTTCTCTTTGATGAGGCCGCATTGGCAGATGGAGAGACAGCGTTTAATGTTGCTATCAGGCCAACACTCGATAAGCCGGGATCTAAAGCTCTCTTTATTAGTACTCCTCGTGGAAGGAATAATTGGTTTAGTCGCTTTTTTAATCGTGGGTTCACCGATGATTTTGAGGAGTGGGTAAGCATAAAGGCAACTTGGCATGATAACCCAAGAGCTTCAGAAACTGATATTGCGGAAGCACGACGTTCTATGTCAACCGCAGAATTTGCTCAGGAATATGAAGCAGACTTTAATGTGTTTGAAGGACAGATTTGGACACTTAACTTTGATAAGTGCGTGCAAGACTTATCAGAAATGGATTTTACAGGCTGCGATATTATCTCGGGGCTTGACGTAGGTTTTAAAGACCCCACAGCATTTTGTTGTATCGCATATGACGGACACAAATATTATTTAATGGAAGAGTATTATGCGGCAGAACGCACGACAGAGGAACATGCTGGCTTCCTTGGTGAAATTATTGAAAGAAGAGAGGTCGACTATTGTTTTATCGATGCAGCCGCCGCACAGACAAGATTCGATCTTGCACAGCAGTATGATATTTCTACTATCAACGCCAAGAAATCGGTGGTTGACGGGATTGGTCATGTGGCAAGTCTTATTGATAACGATCGTCTTATCGTAGACTCAAGCTGTACCGAAACATTGCGCTCACTAGATATGTATAGATGGGACCCGAATCCCAACTTGATTCGAGAGAAGCCCGTTCACGATTCATCTTCTCACATGGCAGACGCGTTGAGATACGCACTTTACAGTTTTGAAGAGAACGCTCCAACATTTTAAACACCGAGTAAAAATAATTCTTGACTTTCAACTGACCTATAGCTATAATGATTAAAATTAGATGGTAGAATTAAAAAGAGACCCAGTAAAATACATCCGAGATAGGGCAAAATCGAAGTACGAGAAGGGTTCTGAATGTCGGATATGCGGCGTTAAGATAAAGTTAGACTTTCACCATTTCCATACTCTAGCTCCTTTACTGCGTAAATGGTTAAGTGAGAAGCAAAAGCTTCGTCCAGACCATTACACAGATGAGTATTTAATAATCTGGAGAGACGAATTTATAGATGATAACTGGGCTGAACTTTACACTGAAACAGTCACCCTATGTCACGATCATCATCTGAAACTACATTCCATTTACGGAAGAAACCCCCCGCTTCACACTGCAGAAAAGCAGAAGCGCTGGGTAGAAATACAACGAGAAAAATATGGCTTGGTATGATTTCTGGAAACAGGAAAAGTTAAATCCCGCGCAAGAAGAGATTGTAGTAAGTCTCGAAGGCTCGGGCCCTATTGCTTCTAGAGAAATCGTACATAACTATAAAGCGTACTACGAGTACCTCGAAGTTGTGAACCGCGCCGTAAATATGATTGTAGATGATGCAGCTGAAATTCCGTTGCGAGTAGGTGAACCAATTCAAGGATTGAATTCAGTAACCAAAGGTATAAGGCGTTCTCGTGTTGACTTATTGTTAAACAAAGAGCCTAACCCTTTTCAAGACGTTTCTACTTTTAAGCGAAACCTCATAATCGACTATATACTAGATGGAAATATCTTTATATACTTTGACGGAGTTTCTCTGTATCATCTCCCCGCTAATTACATGGACATTGAGCCAGATAAAAGAACCTACGTACAAGGCTATACTTTTCAGACAAGTATAGACTATACTCCTGATGAAATCATTCATATTAAAGAAAACAGTTTTCATAGCATCTATCGTGGTACTAGTCGTTTAAGGGCAGCTCAACGAAGCATGTCTCAGCTTACACGTATGCGTGAATTTCAGGACAATTTCTTTAAGAATGGCGCTGTACCAGGTTTGGTAATTAAGTCACCCTCTGTCATTAGTGAGAAAAATAAAGAGAGAATGATTCAATCTTGGGTCACGCGGTATAGACCGGATGGTGGCGGTAGACGCCCATTGGTGCTGGACGGCGGAATGGAGTTAGACTCAATTTCAAATATTAATTTTCGTGAGCTAGACTTCGAATCGTCTATTGACTCCGCAAACAAAGAAGTATTAAAAGTACTTGGCGTACCGCCAATTATGTTAGACTCTGGTAATAATGCCAATATTCGTCCTAATCACAGAATGTACTACTTAGAGACTGTTCTTCCTATAGTTGAAAAAATGATTAAAGCCTTAGAAAGATATTTTGGTTACACCATAACCCCGGATATTAGCAATATTCCTGCACTTCAGCCAGAGCTAAGAGACTCAGCAGCCTATTATTCTACACTAGTAAATGCAGGGATTATTACACCTAACGAAGCAAGAGAAGCTTTAAACTACGATGAGGTTTTTGGCGCTGGAGAAATACGTGTTCCTGCCAACATTGCAGGCTCAGCTTCAAATCCCGCAGAAGGCGGAAGGCCACAAGAGCAAGAGGAAACTTAAATGACAAAATCCGAAGTTTTAAAGGTTATGATTGATTTCTTTCATGAGCAGGGACGTGTGCCCTCTAGAAGTGAATATTATAAGCTAGGACCAGACGTATGGCCTATCAATCCAAGACTTTTAACAAGATATTTTAGAGGTAGGGGTTATAACTCTATCGTTAAAACTGCTGCACAGATGTATCCTGCAGATTGGAACTCAATTGGTAGTAAGCCTGTTGAAGAACCTAAACCAATGAAAAAGCCCGTTCTTGAGCCGGCTTCAGAAGATGACCTTTCTCCTCTGGAGAAATTAAAATCTATAAAAGGAGAATCAATTGAATAAAATTTTTCATATTGGCTCCACTTTTAAAGCCTATGAAGATGGGGATGATCTCCATATCACAGGTATGGCCAGTACTAATAGTACTGACCGAGTTGGAGATATTATTGAATCTGAAGCCTGGACAAAGGGCGGACTTCAAAACTATTTAAACAATCCAGTTATTCTTTTTAATCACGACTACAACCAGCCGATTGGCCGAGCAATTTCGCTTGGTACTAACGACAATGGTCTGCAGCTAAAAGCAAAAATTGCTAAATCTGCTGGACATGTAGGAGAGTTAATTAAAGAAGGCGTCCTTGGAGCTTTTTCAGTCGGGTTTCGAGTCAAGGATGCGGAGTATATGACCGAAACCGATGGATATAAGATTAAGGACGCAGAGTTATTGGAGGTTTCCGTAGTTACGGTTCCTGCTAACCAAGCTGCTACCTTTTCTCTTGCTAAGTCTTTTAACTCTGATTCAGAATATGAAGACTTCAAGAAATCTTTCAAAACAGTAGATTCCTTAACAGAATCTAATAAACTTCAGGAAACTGAAAAACATCTAGATTCCGTTAACGAATCAATGCCTACCGACTCTGATAAAGTCGAAGCACAGGAGAAAACTATGAGTGATATCGATATTGATGCGATTGTGGCTGCTGCTGTCGAAAAGACCGCAACTGCAATGGCAATGAAAGAAGCTGAACGCAAGTCAGAAGAGAAAACGCGATTGGAAGCAGAACAAAAAGCTGCTGCCGAAGCCGAAGCTCAGAAGTCTGCACAAGAAGCTCAAATTGCAACCGCTGTATCTAGTGGTGCAGAACGTTTAATGGCTGACGTCGAAGCAAAAATGAGTGCTAAAGACGCTGACCATGCAGAAATTATTGGTTCATTGCAAAATGAACTGAAAGAAAAAGCCGCTGAAATTGAAAAAATTCAGCAGAGCAAGCGAGTCTTCTCAGACCGCGCTAGCCAAAAGTCTGAATTGTCAGAAGAAGATATGGTAAATGCACACGTTTTGGGTGTAGTTACTAATAAAGGTATGGACACTCGTTTTGGTCGTTCTATCATGGAAAAAGTTAATGCCAGCTCTGGTGTAACTGTTCCTACTTCTACTACTGCGGACTTTGAGTCAACAGTATCTACCGCTATTCAGCGCGATATTGAGCTTGAACTCGTTCTTGACCCTCTTTTCCGTAAGATTCAGATGAATGCTGCTTCTATGGTTATCCCAACTATGCCTGATGCAGGTTATGCAGAGTGGCTTGGTAGCAATGCTGCCGGCACCGGCGCAGGTTCTGCCTTCAAGGGTAACTTAGGCGATCGTGATGAAGCTTCTCCCGGCGCTAACGCTGGTATTGGCTTAGGTAGCAAAGTCTTGACTGTAGAAAAGTTGGTTTCTAAGTCTTTCATGGCTAATGAAACTGAAGAAGATGCAATTATGCCTATTCTTCCTTTGATTCGTGAAGCTATGGTACGTGCTCATGCACGCGCTATTGAGCATTCAATTCTTCAAGCTGGTCATACTGCTGAAGTAGTAAACGCTGGGGGCCAAACTGGTCTTATTCAGCAGGCTATTGCTGCTAGCAAGAAGCTTGATAGTGGTGCTTCTGCTGGTGCAGCTAGTGTTACTGCTACTACTGCTGCTTTGTTGAATATGCGTCAAGCAATGGGTAAATACGGTCGTCGTCCTTCAGACGTAGTTTATGTTGTATCTTTAGATGCATACTACGATTTGCTTGATGATGCTGAATTCCAAGATGTAAACTTGGTTGGTGGCGATCGCGCTACTAAGATTTCAGGCGAAATTGGTCAGGCTTATGGCTCACC